AATAATAAAATTAAAAAAGATGACCAAGATTTAGTTTCTAATCGTGAAATTACATGGAACAATTTTAATGCTGATCTTGAATATGCTTTTAAAGTAGGTGGAGATCTTCCTGGCTTAGAAGGAATTAAAAAAATTAACACAGAATCTATAAATGGCATGATGCATATTAATGAAAAATTGCATGATGAATTAGTAACAATGGTAAATGATAAAGGATTAGTTACAGGTGCAGCTCATGACTTAAATGCAAAAAATCAAGTAGAAGCATTATTAATATCAAGAGGTTTTCATTTAATGAGAGCAATTGGAGATGATGACCAGGCAAAAGCATGGTTATATCAATATGCAACTTTAAAAGATCCTTATGCAATAACTATACCAGAATCGTTCCAAGAAAATCCTGTTTATAAATTAACTAATTCATTAATGAAAGATGATGATAATAGAATTAAAATTATTGAAGGTATTAAAGCTAAATATAAAGCTTATCACGAATCAACAATTTTAGATCTTAAAAATTCTTATAATAATGTTCCAACTGGAATAGAAGAACCAGGCAATGATATGCATATAGGAGCTTTTGTAGGTATTGATAATGCACAAGCTTATGTAGATAGTAAATTTCCAAATATCAAACCATCTGAAAGAGATAAATTAATTGATATAGCAAACACTAATATGCAAGTTCAATCTTGGGTTACTAAAGCTTTAGATACTAAAAAAGCTCATAAATTTATTGGTACAAATGATAAAATTTCTAAAGATAAAGCTTTATATACAAAAGCATTTTTATCAAGATTTGGAATTAATAGCATTGAAGATGCAGATATTACTAATCCTAAATTAACAGATGCTATAAACATTTTACGACAAAACGGTTTAGAGCCTGATTTTATTAAAAATTATTTAAATAAATCTAACTCAGGAGATATGACTATTCCTGCAAATATAGATAATTTTAAAAATCAAATTAAACTTGCTGAATTTATGCAAAGTATATATCCAGATTATATACCTAAAAATCCTAAATTATTAGATGCGATGAATAATGATTGGGATAGAAACGATGAATATTTAGCTAGTGCTGCTAATAATTGGAAACCTAAAAATATAGATCAAATAAATCAAGATTTATCCAAATTTAATAAACCAGAAAATTTAGAATTTATTGGAGAAAAATTAACTAATTGGATGGAAAGTAGAAATGTTATTTCTGATGCATTTTGGTTTGGTAAATTTTTTCAAGATCAAAAAAATCAATGGACTGAACACGTTACTACTGACACTACAATATTAATTCCTGATAAAGCAGGTGATGTACTTGAAGCTAATGGCCCATTAAAATATAAATTAATGGAAATGGCTGCATATGAATGGTCGCAAATGGTACCAGCAGGAGTAAAACCTAATGATCCTAATTATGAAAATTATTGGAATGGTGCAATGTTTAATGCATTTAATAGATTAAAAGAAGAAAATTTTTACCCAACAAAATACTCAGGTCATAAAAACGATATTATTATTAAAGATGCATTTGAAAAACATTATCCAGGAGTTAATGGAGATCAATTAATGAACGAAGTGTATTCTTATATATTTGCTAATTACGATCTTAATACAAACAAAGAAATAGAAGAAATCTTTAACAAAGGTTATTTAGCAGAACAAAAATCTAAATTAACTTCTTGGAAAGGTTTAACTTCTTCTAAAGAAGAAAGAGCTGCATCTAAAATCGAAATGAATAAATGGTACGGTATTTATGATGAAATGGTTGCAGAAAATGAAAAAAATATTACTGCAGAATGGGGTGAAAATAATCCTTTTGATATATTAAAAATTATAGCTGACAATGGTGGTAAAGGTTTAATTATAGAACCTAAAGGTCATTTAGATGGTAATGGTAAACCTGCATACAATCTTGCTTTACAATTACCTGATGGAAATAGAATAGATATTACAGGAGCTAATCAAAGTTTTTCTCCTGGTTATTGGAATAGTTTAGCAGCTAATACACTTGATACTCCTAAAAGTTTTGCACAATTTAAAAACAATTTAGTTAATCAAGAATATGATGAGTTTATGAAAGAGTATGGTCATATTATTGGTGAAAGTGATTTTGCTAAAAGAGCAATGCATGGAATTATAGACGTTGCTATTGGTATGGGTAATTGGAGATATTACCCTGATATGCCAGGAGTAGATGATGTACCTGCTGAAGTTAGACCTTTTGCATGGGTAATGAAAGCTATAGGTGCAGACGTAGATATAAAAGAATTACAAATAAAAATGAAAAAAGCTGTTGGTAAAAGAAGTGATTTAATTGCTCAAGATGAAAAAATAGCAGCTAATATGGATCTATCAGATCATCAAAAAACTGTTGAAGCTTTAATTCCATTTTGGGAAATGCCTCACACTAAAGCAAATATGGATTTAACTTATAATACTTTTGCTAAAGAAAAATATAATGATAAATCAATGAACCTTGGAATAAGAACTAACAATTATTTTGGAGTACATACTCCAGGTAAAGAAAAATGGGAAGGTCAACTAGATTATAAAGTTGATGGAAATAACATGGCAGTATTTTCTAATCCAGAACATAGTGCAAGAGCTGCTGTTAAAATTTTAATTAATAAATCTTCTTTAATAGAAAATGGTGTTGAAACTAAATATGGAGTTACTCCATCATTAGAAGATATATTTAATATGTACTCTGAAAATCCTTCTCCATATTTTGAAACTATGGCTAAATATGGTTATGATAAATCAGACAGAATTAATTTACTTAATGCTAATGAAGTACATAGACTTCTAAAATTTATGATGAGAATAGAAGTAGGTAAAAAAGCATTTGATAAATATTATCCACCTAATAATCATGCAATGTTAGATGCTGTAATATTTAGAGGATACGAAAGTGCAATTAATTCATACAACGGAAAATTAGGAAAAACATGGGAGAAATAAAATGAGTCTTTGGCCACCAGCAATATTAGGTTTTGGAATAGGAATGGGTATTAATAAAGTAGCTAGAATGGCATATCCAGAATTATCTAAAACTAAAGATTATACTACAATAGAACCTACTGCTAAAGATCAAGGATCACATACTGGTTGGATTACTAAACATTCTCACACTATGAGAAAACTTCAAAATAAAATGATCAATTATGGCAGAAATTATGAACCATCAGAAACTAAAATTAGAACAGAAGAACTTGAAATGACCGAATATGGTTTAAGTCAAAATGGTTTGGTTAAATGGATTCAAAAGAATTTTACTGAAAAAGGGAAAAAAGCTGTTGAAGATAAAAAACTTAAAAGTGTTGAAAAATAATGGAATATTTACCAACTCCTATTACAGAAGAATGGTCTAAACAACAAGCAGAGTTAAATAAACAACCTGTTAGTTTTAAAGGATCTGATTTTTTTACAGGATTTGGAGAAGAAAATTTAACTGTTATTGGTGCCAAATGGTTATTTGATAATCAAGATTTTCCACCTGATGAAACATACAATCCTTCAACAGATCCTCAATTGCAAGGATACGAAGATTTTTCTCATTTATTTATGTTTAGCAAAAGTGCTTATGAAACAACATCAATAATGGAAAAATTAAAAAAACATCAAAACATAAATTACGCATCTCCTTGGTATCATTTAGGTAGAGTAACAGGTGCTTTTACAGATCCTTCTACATTATTGCTTTTTACTAAAGTAGGACAAGCAGCAAAAGTATTCGGTAGTGCCATGTTAGGAGAAGAACTATTAAAACAAAATATGGATCCCATTAGAGATGATAGTTATGTACCTTGGGTAGCAGCAGGTGGATACTCTATACCAGCTGTAATTAATAAATTAACTCAAGTTAAAGTACCTTTATCTATTAAAAAAAATATAGATGAAGCAGATGATTATTGGATAGAGGGAGTTAAAAGATCTTCAAAAAATCCAAAATTAGAAATACAAAAAATTAAAAATCAAAATGATATTCTAGAAGATGGTAATGCTGTTCCTCCTAATAAATTAGATACTGCTCCAAGCAGTGTAGGTGCTGAAGGTATTTCAGGTACAAAATTATCAACACCACAAAAAAGAATGGATGGTGAAAAATTTGTAGAAAGTAATTTAAAAATATTTGGAGAAGATGGCCCATGGACTCCTGTATTTAGAGTTATTAATCAAAAAGTATCAAGTACAGCTAGAACTATGATGGCAGCTCTTTTAGATACTCCATTGTTAAAACTTAAAAATACTAAAGCATGGGGTTTTGACGCAACTGGCAAATCAATTGAAACAGATATGCGTATGATGAGAGTAGGAGAAATTGAATCCCATAAAATGGTTAAAGATCAATTCTTAAATTATGTTAAAAGACAACAAACAGAAACAGGTTCTTCTGTTCCAAAAACTAATATTGGTTTAGCAATTAAAAATAAATTAACTGATGGTTATTATTCTTTAGATCAATTTGCTAAAGAAGTAACTTTAGCAAGACTTAATGGAATGGCACACGATGTTCCTGAAATAGCAGCTGCTGCAAGAAGTACAGATGAGTTTGTTTACAAACCATTATTTCAACAAATTAAAGATCTTAAAATTAGAGAATTACCTATTATATCTGAACTTAAATTTTGGGAAGCTCAACTTAAACAAATGAGAGAAAAAGGTTTAGGTTCTAAAACTTACAAATCTAAAATAGACGGAACTACTACAACTTATAATATTTCTAGAATAGAAAAAACAATAGATGAATTAACTGATAGATTAAAAAGTATTCAATCAGGTAGTGGTGTTAAAAACTATATTAACTTAGTTTATGTTAAAAATGCTATAGATAAAAATAAAGAATTATTTAAAAAAATAATTAGAGATGATTTAACTAGAAAAGGCAAAATAATTAATGAAGCTAAACTTAATGAATTAGTACATGATTTATCAAATCATTTTCCATTCACTCCTCCAAGAAAAGGTGATTATGATTTAAATCAAAGATATGTATTTAAAGATCCAAGATACGCAAGAGCTATTAGATCTAGAGAATTAAATTTAGATGAAATAGCTCAAAAAGAATTAATCAAAGCAAATATGATTGTTTCAGATATTTTTGCTTTACAAAAAATTTATGCAAGACAAGTAATACCAGATATTTTACTTACAAAAAAATATGGTGATCCTAATGGATTAGGGTTTAGATTTATTGAAGATGGTGAAATGTCAGGATTTGCACCAGGTCTTATGTCGGTATCTAATGATTTTAATCTTAAGATGGCTATGGGTAATAAAGGAAATAGAACTAAACTTCTTAAAGAAAGAGATCAAACTTTAGGAGATTTAGAAGCAGCTATAGAATTAATTAAAGGAACATATGGTTTACCTGCTAATCCTCATGCATGGACTTCGGTAGCTATGAGAACAGCAAAACATTACAACGCATTAACAATGCTTACAGGATTTTTTGCAGCTGTACCTGATATAGCTCGTATTACTATGACTTCTGGAATTAAAAGAGGTTTTAAAACTCAATTTGAAATGTTTTCAGATTTTTTAGATGGAGCAACTTTATTTAAAACAGGAAAAAAAGAAGCTCAATCTTTTGGCGAAGCAGTTGACATGATTACAGGTCAAAGAGCTATGTTATTTGCTGATGTAGGAGATATGTTTGGTTTAGCAAATAAACTTGAAGGTGCAATGGGTAAAGTATCTGCAATGAATTTTATGTATGTAAACCTCATGTCAAGATGGACAGAAATGGCTAAGTCTATGGCTTCAGTTACTATTGGTTCTAGAATTTTAGAAGACTCTATTAAATGGGGTAAAGGTAATTTAGGTGATAAATGGAAAACAGCATTATCATCTTCAGGTATTAATAAAGATATGGCTAGAAGAATAGCTGTTCAATTTGAAAAACATGGAACTAAAACTAAACATAATTACATGGCTAATACAATTAAATGGCAAGATGATGCTGCAAGAGATGCTTTTGGTGCAGCTCTTAATAAAGATATTAATATTACAATTGTTACTCCAGGTTTAGGAGATACTCCTAAATGGATGAGTACAGAACTAGGTTCTACATTTGCTCAATTCAAAAAGTTTGCAATGTCTTCAACTCAAAGAATGTTGATGAGGGGTATGCAAGAACGTGATTTAGATTTCTTATTTGGTGCAATGATGCTTATGGGTTCTGGTATGTTAATTGATAGTGTTTATCATAAAGTTAGATTTAATAGAGATTATGATAAATTATCATTAACACAAAAACTTTTAAATGCTTTTGACAGATCAGGATTAGCAGGAATTTATACTGACGTTAATAAAGCAATAGAAACTTTAACTGATAATAGATTTGGTATTTCTCCAATGTTAGGAGAAAAAAAACCATATGGATCATCTGGTAGATGGAAAGCAGGAACATTATTTGGCCCAACTGGAGGTCAAATATACAATATCTTTGACATCATGTTTGATGTTGGGGGAAACAAATATAATCACCACACAGCTAAAAATGTGCGTAGGTTAATTCCTTTTCAGAATGTATGGTATCTCGATTGGTTGTTTGACGACATACAAAAAGGATTAAGATTTAAATAATGGCTATTACTATATCTGATACAGAACCTAGGGTTCAATATACAGCAACAAGTGCACAGACAAGTTTTTCTGTACCATTTGAATTTTTTACTACTGCTGACATTAAAGTATATAATGGTACAACATTATTATCTTATAATGCTTCACCGTCATCGGCTTCACAATATTCGGTAACTGGAGCAGGAGTTTCTGGTGGTGGATCAATTACTTTAGGGGGAGGGGCTACCCTTAATGATATTATTACAATTTATAGAGATTTAGCAGTAGCAAGATCAACAGACTTTCCAACTTCAGGTGCATTTCAAATTGACTCGTTAAATACAGAATTAGATAAAGTTATTGCTATGATTCAGCAAGTAGAAAGAGATTTAAAATTCTCTCCTAAAGCTGCAGC